CAGCGCCAGCGCCACCGCCAGCACCTCCGCCAGTCCCTGTTGAAGTAGCGCCAGTATTACTTCCTCCTGCGCCACCTATACCACCTGCGCCTCCGAGAGTTCCTCCTGCGCCTCCGCCTCCTGCTGAACCATAATATTGAGAACTATTATTATCTCCTGCGCCTCCTCCGCCTCCGCCACCAGTAGTGGCTGTGTCGAGAGTCCAAGTTTCCAGATTTAAATGATAAAATGCTAAGAGTTCATTTGAGCTTACAGCAGTCCCAGCAGTTCCGCCATTTCCGCCCGAAGTATTTTGATGGTCGCCACCATCGCCTTTGTATCCAGTCAGTCCCGCTCCACTTCTATGGAATGACCCTTGAGCGTCATTGCCATCACTTCCTGCTCCATCTCCTGTAGGAGTCCCTCCGTTCGCTCCGTTTGACCCGTCTTCTCCATCTGACGAAATAGTTCCACTTCCAGTTATTTTTTGAGCAAAAATAGTTATTACTCCAGAACCGCCTCCTGCGCCACCATTACCGCCTCCTGATGCTCCAGTACCTCCTGTGGCACCAGTTGTAGTATTAGGTTTTAGAGTCCCATTTAGAGTCAGAGTTCCACCTACTCGAATAATTGCGTTAGAATCAGCACTTAGAGTAACTCCTGAATTAATTGTTAAATCTCCATAATTTTTATCGTTTGCTGCTCCCAAGTCAGTATTGGTAGAAATGGTCGCATCTCCGTCACTTCGGTCTCCGCACAAAGCAATGAAAGGTAAACTTGCTGACGGATTAACATCGCCCGCGTATAATACATCACCATCAACTTTCGGATATTCTCCTGCGCTTGCCATATTATGCTACTACGATGTTTGTGATTGTTCCGTCTGCTGAAACATCAACCATCTTCATACCTCCATCATTAAAGGGTTGTCCTGGTTGGTCTGGAACCAGACCTAATGCTGTTAATTCACCTATTGAATATGTTGCGTAAAGGATTAACTTGCTCTCGTTCTTAGTATCCAATCCAGATACGGCTTGTGCTACGATTGGGTCAAGCCCAGCTAAGTCTGGCATAACTTCGAAAGTGTAAGGGTTTGCGTGAGCAATCATCATTGCGTCCATATTACTTTTATCTGTCGCATCCATTAAAGCTTTGTCTTGTAGCAAGGTCATAAGCTTGTCCAGCTTTCTCTCTACGTTAACCATTCTCACATTTAAATCTTCAAATCTACTTGTTGTCATTTTAATACCAATTATAGGCTGTTGCCCACTCCATTACTGTATCTACCTTACTTAAATCTGTTCGTGTGTTAACCAATTTCAACCACACGGCTGTTCCTGTATTTGTATTTCTTGCTACTGTTGCGTCAGTTATTGTTTCGTAATTACTACCACCGTCGTATGAGATTGAAGCAACAAAGGTACTCGTAGCATCAATACTTGCGTTCCATGTGCTAAGCGTGTTTGTTACTGTTGCTGTTGTGGTGTCTTTGAATATAAGAGTTGATGGGTTTACTTCAGTACCTACTGCTGTGAACGCAGGTATTGAATGAGTAGTAGAATAATCTACGTCTGTGGCAGTAATATCTCCCAGAACTGCTCCGCCACCTGCTACGGTTTTCACCCATGAAACTGAGCCATCAGTTAAGATTGTGGCAGTAGTGTGTCCTGTCCCAACCCAATAAGTTGGTGAGGACGCAGCGCCAATAAGTTTGAGTTCAATAGATGTATAAGTACCTTCATCAGAACTCATATCGGTTCCCATTTTATCTACACCTCCATTCGTAGAACTCTGAGGTGTACCTACATTTGTTACAACTTCAACATATAAGTCATGTTGTGAAGTGGCATTACCTTGTACGACTGTCCAGATACTATCATTTCCTCCAGAACCTGTAACTGTAGCAGTATATTTTCCACTTTCAGTTCCTGCCAAACTCCCATTCTCAACTTTTCCACGATATGCTTTCTTGCCAACATCGTTTGCGTCAGAAGTAGCCAACTTAGTTACGCTAGTAAAATCAAGGATAAGGTCGTCAGAACCATTAGTTCCCCAAAATAAACTCTTCTGTAATTGCGCACGAGCAACTTCCGCAGTACCTATACCAGTATAATATAATATCCATTGACCTGAACTTAGCTTAAGAAGTGAACAATCATTTGAAGACCAACTTATGGTGGCATCAGCTGCTTCAATAATAATATATCCTTTACTTAAATCTAAAGTTTTATACAAATCATCGGTACTATCATAATACCATCCTGAACTATTAACATCGGCACTGTCTGTTTGTAAAGTATCATAAAGCAAGTTCTTGACTTGTGGACTTCCCGTGTCTGCTAACTTCGCATTCCACCCATCATAGTCTGAGTTAAAGAAAGCATTCATTGAATTCTTAAATGCTAATCCAAAAGCATTCATAACATCGTCTGCGTCTGCTACTTGTCCATCTTTAATTGCCATGTCTTTTCTTTTAATATACCTTCCTTATTATTAAACCTTACTGATTATACGACACCTCTATTGGAATTGAGACATCATCAGAGTCATCAACATCTATTGTTGCTGCTCCACTCGCAGTTACTTTCAACCGCAAATCAATGCCTGTGTTTGTGAAAGTATGCTTTGTTCCGAGAGTAACTGTTTCCCAGTTAGTACCGCCGTCTGCTGATAATTCGTAAGAGAGATTTGCTGGTGTTGTAATTCTGCTACTGTCTATTGTTAAAGTGGCATTTGTAATTGTAGTCTGGTCAAGGTAAAATGCCAAAGTCTGAATAATCTGCCCTGTTGTGAAAGTCCACCTGAAATTTGTAGTATCCCAAGTAGCTGTAGTGTTTGTTGTATCTTCGAAACTATCAGTTCTCAGCGATTCTTTCCAGATATTATTTGGATTAATAACTCTTAGTATTGACCACGATGAAGCATTACTTCCTAAGGTCGCAGTTCCTAAAATCCCTGCTAGAGTATTCCCTAAGATGAATGAAACATTCGCCGTCGAACCCCAAGTATAAGTACCCCATTGTCCGAATCCTGAGTTACCCCAGATTAAAATTGTACCTGCGATACTTCTAGTTCTAACTCTTGTTGTGTATGTATCTACATTTAAGTTTTCAGTATATAAACCAAATAAAGGAACTGTATCTGCGTTTACATTTTTAAGTCCTTGAGTGTCCTTAATTGTTCCACTAATTCCTTCAGTCATTTATTTTATGAATAATACAGTTACTACATTCAGTTCCATAGCTGAATTTTTAGCTATACCTGCGAATGTTACTCTATTAATTCCTCCTCCTGCTACTTGATTTTCAAATTCAGTATAAGTGTTACCATTTCCAGTAACTGAATCCAAAGTATATTCCATACTAATTTGTTTATCTGTAGTTGCTGTTGTTAAACTTTTTATTGTAGCAGCAATTGGAGTTCCCAAACCTGTATCGGTTTCACTTGGTGCTGAATTATCCGTTCCTAATTCACCTTGACTTAAATCGGCATCAATCAAATCTCTAATTAAATTCTTTCCTTGTGTTGTTAGTACCATGTTAATTTATTTCAGTATCGTCTTCCTCCATTGTTAATTCTGTTGTCCAAGATTTACCATCAATTGTATGTTGTACATCTGATATTCTGGCAAGTGCTTTATTTATTCCTAAATCTTGTATTGTTAATTCTGCAAACTCACCTGGTTGTATTTTACTTCCTTCAATACTTAACCTGAACCTTAACTTCTCTCTGTTTGTACTAAAGAAAGATTGACCAAAATTAACACCTTCTTGTTTTATTTCCGCTCTTATAGTATCATTTGACATCGAACCAATATTTGAATAATCCTGTGCAATAGTTTCTACCTCAACATTTTCTAATACGGCAGTGTTTAGTGAACCTCTAGTCAAACCAGTAAAATCATAATTAGGAGCATTAGCTGTCATTGTTGTGTACTCAATTATCTCATAATTATCAACACTACTTATTTTTATGAATCCTCCTGACGCTGGAAAACCTGAAGCAGCAGAATTTAAAGTTATCGTTGTGTCTGATGAATCAAATGCTGTTTCAACTAAAGCATTACCTCCTCCTTGAGCTATTAAATTAGCATAATAATTTTGACCAAAGTCTGGTCTATCTAAGATTTTCATCCTTATCTTTGAAGTAGTTGTGTTTGGATTATAAGCATACCAAACAATTGGTTGTTGCTTCTTATCAACACCCATTCTTATAATAAGCATATTAACTACATCATCAGTACTTGTAGAAAACGAGCCAGAAAGAATTTTCCCAGCGCCAGAACCTGAATAAGGTACTACAAATTTTAAAGTGTTTTCTATTGAATCTCCTGAAGTGTGTGCTGCTGCTTTAGTTCCAGCAATACCTCGCTCCTTTGTATCAGATACAATAAGATTACTACCTGATAGACTTGAATACCTTAGTAGTTCTCCTCCAATTGTAGCTACGCCTCCGCCATCTGTAAAGATAGTTACATCGCCTACAGGAATTGTAAGGTCAGTTGAAGTTATTGTGGAAGTTATTGTAGTGCTTCCTTTGTTTTTAGGAATCCACCAAAAGAAGTTCCTCTCTTCGTCAATATAATATGTGGCCATTCTGGCTCCAGCAGTGTAAGTTGGTATTGATAATTCTTTAATCAATTCAGCAACTGTACGATAACTAGAAGAAAAAGTTATAGTATTAGTAGTAGTTTCAATATCTCCACCGACAGGTCTCCCACCTCCACCAGCTGTTGTAGCATTTGGAGTCTTAATCATTGTAGAAAAGTCATGATTATCATTACATTGCTGAACTAAGTTCTCAATTATTTCAGACGAAGTATCTAGAGAAGTAACACCATTATAATTAGCACTGGTTACTTTTGACAATAAATAATCAGTTAAGTCAACACAACTAACTGATATACCGAAACTGCTTCCATCCATTGAACCACTTAGTCCAGTTACTAGCCCTACAAATAGTATATCTTCCGTATCAATGCTATTAGGATTAATGCTTGTTCTGGATACGACAATTTTTATTATATCATCAAACTGAATAAACTCATTAAATTGTTTAACCTCATCTGAACTTGTATCAATTAATGATTTATTAGGATTAATAAAATTTATTGTAGCAACTGAATTCTTATTACCTGAAGCTCTACTTATTGAAATATTAGATATTTCTTCTGTCAGTTCTACTGCGGTCTCAAAACCTCTGGTCCTAGTAATTAATATTTGGTATACCATTATGTTGAAGTGTAACTTAAATCTACTGTGAATGAAATTGTTCCTTGTACCTGTCGAGTATCTGGAGTATTGCTCATAGAAAATCCTCTCACACGAACCCAGTAAGGTCCATAGTTTACACCTGAGTCAACTTCTGAAGCTGCACTAGGAAGCATGGCTCCTCCTGCCGCTGCTGTTCCTCGTTCAACATCTGAAGACTGAGGGTTATAGATAACTGGTAATGATTTTAGTAATAAAAGATTTGAATCCGCAGTAGTTGTATCATCGATATACAATTTTATTAATCCTTTAGTTCGGCTCATTAAGAATAAGAAACCTAATACGTCTCTATGATTATAATCAAAAGTTACTGGAGCATTTACTGTTGTATCTCCAAGATTGAATAAGCAACTAAACTCTATATTCAAAGCATCAGTACTTCCAGCAGTAGGTTCAGGGTCGCCTGTTGAAATATCCAACCTCGGTTCACTAGAAACTCCTACACCTTTAGTAATATTTACATTTGTTACAGGTACTTTGAAAGCATTACCTACATCGTCAATAGCAGTTCCACTATTGTTTATAATTCTTATACCGTAAGGATTAGTTGTAGCATTATAAGTACTAACATCAGTACCTGTACCGTTCTCTTGTCTTAAGAATCTTGTGTGCTGTAATAAAATATTTGCCATTATAATCCAGACCCCAATCCGCTTCTTCTAAGTTCTCTTTGAATATTTTCTATGACCGCACTTCCGATTTGTTGAGCTGAAGCTCCAGGGTTACTTACATTAACTGTTACATTAACTCCACCCATGTTGTTTGTTTGTCCTCCTCGCGCTAGAGGTATAATTGCTTCTGGTCCTCCTTCACCAATCAATGCGGTTGTTGGAGAAGTTACAATTCCTCCTTGAGCGGCAGGGGTTATCATATCTGAAACCCAACTTGCTGCCTTTCCTCCTACTTCAATAGCTCCTTTTACATATTTATTATCTGCAATCTGCGACAACCAACCAACAAGTTCAATAATCTTAACTAATATCCAACCAACAAGTTCACCTACTTTTGTAAAGACAAGAGTAAATGTGTCTCCTACAAGAAGTAATACACCTACTAATGCTTTGAGAATTGCCTTCAAAGTTTTCATTCCTTTATTGAAGTTTTCATTTTTCTTATTAGCTTTATCAGACGCTTTGGTGAATCCCTTAATTACTCCTGTAAAGAAATCCCATGCAGCGGTGATGATTGTGATTACTAAGAATATTTTACCGAATACTTTGAGTATTCTAAATAGGACCCTACTGAGTCTTCCTAACCCACCAATCCCTTTGGAAACTCCAGGTATTTTTCCTAATATCCCTTTAGCTTTTGTACCTACTTGTCCAACTCTGGAAGCTCTTAATTTTCCCGTTGCTCCCTTCATTGCTACTCCAACTCTGGAAGCTCTTAATTTTCCTAGGATTCCTGGTTTCTTTTTTGCCAATTGTCCAGTGGCAGTTCTCGTAGGTCCAATCCCTACAGCTGCTCTGAGTGCATTCTTTACTCCCTTCATCGTAGAACCTTTACCCACTTCAGCAAACCTTCCTAGTGTCCCCCATAACGCACTCAGACCAGTTGTAAGCTGTCCAATAATAACCCCTGCCGTTCCAAGTACTACCAACCCTGCTGAACCGCCAACAATTGCTATTGCTAAATTAGGATGGTCTTGAATCCACTCACTTAATTCGTTTAACTTCTCAATTAATTTCTCAATAATTAGTGTACCAAGTTTGGTTTGCATGAACGTATCCATTATTGTGAATTTGAGAAAGCTCCAAGCTGCTTCCAATTTACCAATTGTTCTAGCATATGTTTTGCTTCCTTCTGTTGCTTGTTTAAAAGTATTGACTAGACTTCGCAACACAGTAGTTCCGAATCTCTTGAGAGCCATACCTGCGAATAACATTGACAATCCCATTGTCAAAAACATGAAAGATAATTTCTTCATTTGAAGTCTGAATTTTTGTACAGCTTCACCTCTAGACTTTAAACTTTGTACGATGGCTGCATTAGCTTGCTCGCTCTTCTGCCTCTCGAAGTCCAGGTTTTCTCCCAAGGCATTAGCAATTGACTTTCGCCGACTTTGCAATTCTTCCTGTTGCCTAATCCTCTCGGCCATACCACTCTTCACGTCTCTACCTGCCCGTGCTCTTGCGTCTGCCTGGTCCTGGAGAGCTTTGTTGAAGTGGTGCATATTGTTTTTATATAAATCTGACGTGGCTGTTTTCTGAACAGCTCTCCTTGCCGCAGCAATTCTATCAGCTTTTTTTTGTGCTATCTCGGTAGCTTTTGCAGTATCTTGGAACATCTCTGTTAAAATATTTTTTTGTCTATTTGCCCGATTCTTCATTTCGGTTATATCTTTTGGCCTTAATGTTGCTTGTTTGGTCCCTTTAGCTGTTGCGTTAAATTTCGCTAGCACCTTTTCTGTTTCGGAAATTCCTGCAGTCATTCCCTTGAATCCTTTTGTGGTTTCTTTTATTCCTGTAGATTTTACTTTTATCTTAATATTGTCTGAAAAGTCTGCCATTATCTAAGTGTGTGCGCACCTCCTGTTTTAGAACGTTCCATTTCAATCTTCTCTCGCTTTCTATATTCTCCTAATTGGTTTAACTGTTCTACGAATTTCAAAGCAGGATAGTTCGGAGTAAGGTTAGCTCCTAACTCTTTTTCTATTATCAATGCTGCAAACGCGTATTCCTCATCCATATTTTTTATATTAGCCTTAGCACTTTGTCTAGCCATAAACTCAACTAAGCCTTTGCTTTTTCTTGATTTATATTTTTTTTTAGAGTGTCACTCTTCGTTTCGGAATTCCAACCAAAGACTCTAAATAATTCTAACATAAACTCCATATCATGTCTAATTAAAAATGCGTCAAGCTCTTCTTCAGTAGCTTCGCTGTCCACTCTTTTTAATATCTGTTTAAAGACTCTATAATAATCCTGCCAATCTTTACGGCTAAGCTTGCCTTCCGCTTTCATTTGTACAGCCATTAACTCTTCTTTCTCCTCAAGAGTCGGGCTTATGTTCATTTCATCTTCGCCAACTTTAATCTTGGCGTATCCTAAATACTTTCCAAATCTACTCATTTCAATTCTCCTCCAATTGTTTTCACAATTAATTCTTTTTCCTCTTTGGTTTTATCATCCTTACTTAATAAATCCAATTGTAATTCTAGTTTTTCTATTCGTTCAAGTAGCAGGTTGAATGCTGTAGAAGCCTTTGCCATATTGTGGTCGTGAATTATCTTCACCCATCTACAATCTCCAAAGTCTGTCTTACAGCTCTCATCCCACTCCTTGAAAGGAGCGAGAGGGAACCCACTAGCTTGAATACTAATAGTGGGTGCCTTCTCAAGCTTATTCATTTTAATCCTTCCATTCAATTGCAAAGTCTTTTGGTAAAGCTTTTGCAGATATTTCAAATTCCCATACTCCGTCTGCTCCGTCAATCTTCACGTCGCCATATTTAGTAATATGTGCGTTTTGAAGTGCCATCGTAACTTCTTTTGAAGCGTCAGCTATTTTCACAACTATTGTTATTGCTGGTCTATTATAATTTCCGCTGGTTATTAAACCTGCTTGATATTGATGATAGCCAGTTGGTGTTGTATCGCCTAATCCGAAAAATAGATGTTCTGGTGTACTTTGTGAATCCATTAATAATTCATCGTGTGTTAATACAAAAGTTCCACTTAATTCAGCCATTCCAAAAGGTTTTTTGTCTAAGTCTGCATTTTGAAAACTTGATGTAACTCCTAAGAAATTAGTCATTTCAACCTCACCTTCAGGAACAACTACTGTAACATTCTTCATAGAACCTGTAACTACTGTTGCTCCACTCATATATGAAGCTAAGCTTCCAGATTGTCCAATGATTGTTGTTCCAGAGTTAACCTCTGAAGTCTTATCCATCATCACAGTTGCATGGGGTGCTCGCCATAGTGCCATTTTATTCTTTTTCCTCCTTAATTATTTTTTTGTCTCTTCGGACTCCTATCTTTTCATACTCCAATGAAGGACGTAACATTTCAGAAACAATAGCTCCAGGAGATATTGTTTGCTTACCGTCGTAGTATTGTAAACTACCTATGTATTTGTATTTCATTTTTTCTTTCCTAACTCCCTATACGCTTTCTCTCTCCCAGAATGTATTCCGCGAGGTATAGCATTAATTCCTCTTCGACGCTTGACTATATTCCATGAATCTTTTTCAAGCTTTCCTGATTTGTTCGCTGCATAAAGAAACTTACGACCTGAGGCAAATCTACCTCTTCCCTTACGGACGTACTTGATACCATACTCTACAGGTATCGCATAATTTATACCGCTTCTGCCTTTTTCTACTTTGGCTCGATAAGTTTTAGCATCTCCAATAGTTACTTGATACCAATCTTTCGTCAGTTCTTTAACCTTTACGCTTTCAGCTAAATCTCCACTATCGGAGGCCTCGTCCAAATATATTGTTTTAATTTTATCTCTCATATATTCAGCAAATTTACCTGCATGTTCTCTATATTTTCTGTTTCGTATATTGAGCATAGTATTTAGTTCTTTAACTCCTTCAATCTTGATTGATACCTTAACCATTATATCAATAACACTCCTCTGATTGTTAGTGAACCTTTGTTCAACTTCATATTTTTGAATACTGACTGGCTACTTACTTCATCGTTAATTTCTTTAATAGAAATATTATCTGCCTTTAATGACGTAACGTTTGCCGTAGTTCTAAGAGTATCAATTATATTATCTTTCATCTCATCAATCTTCTTAGTACCATCTCTTGCGTCACCATAAAGTATAATTCGCATACTGAAGTCTGACTCTCTTGAACCCATATCTAATGCTAAAGCATCATTAATTAAATTTGAAGGATTGATTACATAACAGGGAAACGTTGGGCTCTTCTCAGGGAAGGTTGCCAATACTGTTGTACTTGCTAATTTATTAGAATCAATTATAGTATATATACTCTGGAATATTTCTACTCTTGCCGTGCTTTCAGTTACTACCATTGTTTAACTCTACGAGTTTATACTGTCAAGTCTTGGGGATAATGTAACGATTGTGGCTACTTCCACATCGTTGAATAATATAGGCTCCACGAGCCTTACATCCCAATCAATTGTGTTGAATGTTACTTTGTCAGTGGTAACTATATTTGTTCCTGATTTAAAAATGATTTTAACTTCACCAGTCTTTAAATCTCCTGAATCATGAGGAATTAAATCTGGTTCAACTTGGTCATAAGGTACACCATATACTGAAGATGAGGAACCTTCATTATCTGTTATGTCTCCATACCCTCCATAAGAATCTAATGCTGGAGTTCTAGGTGTAACAGTAATGCTTGTTCTGAAATTGACATTATCAACTATACTGTCGACAGTTGTCTTTATGCTATCTCCGAGTGCTCCCATTTTTAATAGTAGTTAATTTGCTGAGTCAGTTTGAATAGGTTTTTACTCCTATTGATTGCCTTTAGTTGTGCGTTAGCATCAGCCTTAAGAGACTTAAGATGTATTCCTACATCTTTCTTTCCAATACTAATTGCTCCCAAACTGATAGCGTTTGTACTGTTAGAACCTGAAACCATTCTCTGAAGAATGAATACTGCTGCCCACGTCTCCACAGCCGTATCATACATATCTCCTGAAGATTCGCCAGTGAATCCTTCAACATACTTTGCACCGCGACTTATCATAGCCGTAACTATTGTAGCCTTATCTGCTCCCATAGCATCATATAGCTCGCCTATCAAATACTCTACGTTTGTACTGCTCGCTGCCATTCTATATCTTTAACTGTGTTACGTCAACAGGATGACATTGCCATTGGTCTTTCAACCACGCAAATTCTTCATCACTAACTTCAGTCACGACACTGTGTTCAAGTATAACTCCTGAACGGTCATAAGTACCGTATCCTAAATACACTATGAAGTTCCTGTCTTGTAACTTAAGGTAGCGCTCAACCTTTTTATCTACTATTGTTTTTTCCTTAGGTTTGGAAATCTTAGGTTTGGAACTCTTCTTATTCTTTTTTACTTTTATTCTTGGCATCTTGTTCCTCCATCTTCTCAATCTTTCTATCTATATCTTCCATATTCTGAACAGCTTCTTTAGAGCGAATCAAAAATTGTTGGTGGTATCTCTTGATACCTGCTAGTTCAGCTTTCAAAGCTTTGTTGCTTGCCTTTGCTGCTGAAGTTTCTGCTTTCAACTCTACAATCTTTCGACGATGTTGGTCGCTAGTCATATTAAGTTGAACAAATTTCTTCTCAAGTTTCTTAAACAAATCTGACAATTCCATAACACTTAAAAACGGAAGTATTATTTAAACGTTTTGAATTAACATTCAACATCAAATACAACAAAAATATTTGACTGCCAATAATCTGGCGTTGCTGCTGGACCTAACCCCATCTCTCTAACTACACGAATCTTATCTCCTGCTGCGAAAGTATAAGTTCCAAGACTACCTGCTGTAACATTAGCTGCTGATTCAGTATCTCCATTTGTTATAAATGTAGCAGATGGCCATAATGGTAGATAACCACTACCTGTATCCTTTTCAACAGCAAAGAAGAACGGAAATCCAACATCTGGAGTTGTATATACTGCGGAATCTATCCCTACAATTCTACCTCCGAAAGGCAGAGGTGGATTTCGAGCTAATGCTATCACATCAAGACTAACATCTGGAAGTCCGTATGGTGCTCTCCAACCGTTTGTCTGAGCAAGAAAATTTGTATTATCTACGGAGGAATATCCTAAGGCTGTTACTCCAGTTACTAATTTAGTTGTTCCAGCACCAGTATAAGTTCCTGGACACTCGGCAGTAGTATTATATGCTATTTCTCCCTGTCTTGCCATATTACTTGTAGCTAATTCTAATTTGATAGGTCTACTAACTGTAATTTCTGATGATGAGCCATCAATATTAAATATTGGACTTACACCCACTGAATTAACTTTTACAGTATCAGCACTTAAATCAAGCTCTGCTAAGTCTGTAACTGTTGTACCTTTGAAAGTTACAGGTCCAGTTGAAAATTCAGAACTAGCTTCTGCTGTAAAAGTATCTACTGCTGTAAATGGAACATTAGTTTTAACTGTATCTGCTCCTGAATCTATTATAAACGCATCAGTTGTTGAACCAGTATAAATTTTGAAATCCATATCAGCTTGGTCTGCGTTTACTACTATTTCTCCAGTCGCATAATCACCTGTACTTTCTGTAATTGTATTGATTCTTATTGCTTCTTTATCATTCATTGAATTTGTACTACCAGCATTCAATACTAAAAATGGTAAACTTCCTTTTACACCTATATCTGAACGGTCTGAAGCATTTAATCTTAAATATGTTCCATCATCTGAAAGTGTTGAACCACCGATTTTAATTATTGAATTTCCTGAAGCATGACCATTAGAAACTCTAAATCCATGATTACCTATTCCAGACTTAGTTACATCTGAATCATCTGAAGCTGTGAATCCATTATTAAATGTTGCTGTACTTGCTGTAGTAAATGATGAGTTAGTTGTAAAAGGAGCATTAGTTTCAACTGTATCCAAACCAGCGTCTACTTTAAATGCGTTAGTTATTGTATCTGTTTCTACTCTAAAATCAATATCATCTCCTGGTTCATTTACAACTACTTCACCTGTAGCAAAATTTCCACCAGATTCACTTAATGAAACAAGTGATAAAACATTACCAGTAAAACCATTATTAGTATCTCCTGTGTAAAAATTAATAAAAGATAAAGTTCCTTTTCCACTTAGGGCTACACCACCATCTCCTTCAATATTTAATACTGAAGTATTATCATATAATGATGAACCATCAAGTAATAATTTTGCTTTATTTGAAGTCGTATTTTGAATCTTTAATTCAGTATATCCAGAAGATGCTGTTGAAACTGTAAGTAATCCACCTTGTGGTTCAAATAAAGTTTCCGTTGTATTTCCTTTAATATATCCAGAATCAATACTTAGAGTTGCTAAACCTCCTCCAGAATTTACTAACGCAATTCCTTCATTACTTCCAGAGTTTGGGTCTACATCTAAGGTATTATTAATTGTTGATGCTCCATTAGCAGTCAAAGTTCCAGTTAAAATTGAAGTTCCTCCGACTGTAATATTACCACCGATTGTAGTATTATTTACTATATCAGCGTTATACGCATCTATGTATTTTAATCCGTCATATCTTATTGTATCGATTACCATTACATTAGCAATTCATAAGTGGTTGTTAGGCCGTAAGTAGTTCCTCCTGCGTTTGTAAATGTAATTGTTAAAGATTCTCCTGCTTCAATTACTAATTCTCCTGCTGGAACAAAATTTAAATCAGTTACTCCAAGAGTTCCTGGGTCTGCCTTGTAAAGAACTGTATCGTATGCTGGACCTCCTGCTAAATTATTTGAAGTTACTACAAAATCATTTGCTGTTGGTATTCCTGCGAAATGAATTTTAACTCCTAAGATTTTGAAACTCACACCTAAATTAATTTGAACACTAATATTTCCTACACCTGTATCTGTATTCAAAGCAAGCTGTGCTGCTCTTGTTACGGTTGCTGTAACTGTACCATCTACTGTTAGACTTCCACCATTATCATCTACACTTACTACATTAGTAATGTTGGCAATATCTCCAATTGAATTAGTACCTGTAGGTAAAGCTTCTCCTACAAACACTCCTAACTCTCTATCCGCATTTATTTTAAATGCTCCAAAGTCACCTGAATCAATTTGGTCAGTAGTAAATACTCCACCAACTATTAGTCCTTTATCTGAAGCTACAGTAAAAGCAGAATCATCTACATAATCACCTTCAATGTTTGCGATTATAGTACCACTTGCTACATTGACATCTAAAGCTGAAGCTGTTGAAGTAATGGAACTTCCCGCACCATCTCGAACATTAACATCTATTCCTGCTGCTGGATTAAAAATATCTGAGCCATCTGGGTTAACAACTGCGACTCCTGTCTGTGTTGGGGTTGATGTACTCTCTTTGAACTTCCCATACTCTCTATCGGTTATTTGATTATCTAATGCCATTCTTGATTATGATAAATAAATAACAGGAGAACTATAAAAGTCCTCCTATTACTCATTTAGTTTTAGGTCGTTGTAATCTTAGCAATAGCGTTACTTTGTAGTACGCTTGTTGCAATTCTTACTGTTGCTACAATGTGGTGTGTATCTCTTAGGAAATCGTCAAATCTCTCAAGAGTCACTGGTCTCTTTTCCGCAATTGCGTATGCGTGGTCTCTGTCAATAACTAAAGCATGTTTAGCTGTGACGTTTCTTGAAACTACTACGTTCATACCGAAAATATTTCCAAGTAACCTTATACCTAAGTCAGTTGGTGCAATACTCAAGTTAGCTGATGTTAGTCCTGCTAGGTTTCTAATATCTGATGCTACCTCTGTACCTACTACCATGTCAGTTCCCATGTATCCGTTGGATTCCAAATCTTCCATTGCTTCTGTAATGTTTGCCAATGAAATAGTTCCTCCTCCAGTTACGGTTGCTCCTGCTCCTGAACTTAGTGCGTCTGCCACCAAGCTATCTTCTTTGTCTGCTAGAGCATACCCAGCTGTTGCTGCGTTCTTCTCTACGACTGAGAATTGACTGTCTTCAATCATTTCTCTTGTAATTCCAATAGTTACTCCGTACTTGACTGGAGTCAATGTTACTTGACTGTATGTCTCTTGTGCGAATGGTAACTCTGCTCCTTCAGCTACTTCATGTACAATCAGTGTGTCTGGGTCTTGTAATGATACTTTAACTGCTGGTCCTGGAACTTCATTTGGTCCGATTAACAATGCTGCCATTGGTCGGAATACCAAATTCTTTCGTACTGCTTCTTGCAAGGTTCGATAAACCATAGTAGGGGCTAGTACGTTGCTTCCTGTTGATGTTGCTCCTGTGGATAATATTCCACTTTCCGTCTTGTATGTTTTCATTTTACTTCACTCCTCCTATATATTTAATTTGAACAAGACATAAACTCCTGATGTACTTGCTCCTGTCAGTGCTGTTCCAATTACTTTTTCAAAAGCTGTTGCGTCTTCAATCTGTTGAGCTGTAGTTTCTTGTGCTACTAATGCTCCAGATGTGACTGCTGCTCCTGCTTCCATAATAAACAGTCCTGATGTTGCTACAGAAAGGGTCTCTCCTGTTGCTGCGTCTGTAAGGGCTACTCCCACGATTAGTAAATCGTCACTATTTGTTGCTGTGGATACTTCTACAGCAGATGCTACGTAACCTGATTGACTGATTGCAGTCATTACATCGTCTGATGATGCGGAGGCTACTAAATCTCCTGCTGTGACAGCGCCACTAGCTACTGCATGGAATGTTACTCCAGGCATATTAATTAATTGTGTACTTGCCATTTTATTTTATTTCCTATAGTCTTGCTAATGGGTGTCTTTCTTTCCAATAGGACATATCCCACTCTTGCCAGTAATTTCCTCGCTCATTTTTCAATTCGCCTGAAACCCATTCTGGTAATGCGTTTACATTTTCAGAAGTAATAGCTCTTGACTTAATTACTTCCTTTGTTAAATCCAACATGTGAGATTTTAATTCTGAAATTTCTGATTTCATATTAACTAATTTCTCTTCTGCTGCGTCGTCGTTTTCTTCTGCTGCTTCAGGTTCTGCTTCAGCTTCTTCTGCTGGTGCTTCTTCTGGTTCTGCTTCAGATTCTTCTGCGTCTTCCTTTAATAGAAGAGCAAGTTTTTCTTCGATTGCTTTTAATTTGCTTTCCATCTTTTTTTGTTCTTTACTTTCGAAAGAATTGTACGCTTCTGTAACACTTGTAGAAAATGTTGCTCCAGGAATACCTGGTATTGCTACCAAAGATAATTCCACAAACTTCATTCTCTTTGCTACAAAATTCGTCACACCGTTTTCAACTACTTTCTTTAGTTCCTCTATTAGGGAACCAACAGAAACATTAGTGACTAATCCTTTTTGAATTTTCTTTTGAACTGACTCATCGATAACTTCTGCTCTGAACTTCAATTGCTTTCCGTCCATATAAGCTTCAGTAACTCTACCTACAATACTGTCGATAGTATTATCATGGTCTTTCAAAAGAGGAACGCCGATAAGCGAATCTGCTGCTTTACTAAGTTCATCAACTTCATACGTAACATTGTTACGTGATGTTGTCTCCTCAATAGCAACTCCCTCAATTCTAAAAACTTTGTCTTCAACTGCTTCTTCCGAATAGCTTTCAACGATAGGTACAACAAAATTTATTTTTGTATTTTTCATCTCTTTATACCTTTTGCCTGCTTTCTTAAAACGACTTGTTGATTAGTAACATCTAATACGCACCGTTTAAAATCTGCTGGCATAAACAATTTAAATCGTTTGACGTTTTTAAAGATAATTAATAATTGTAAGAACTACGTTTTGTATTAAGAGGTGAATCTTCAGGGTGTTTACCTCTGTCCAAAGCATTTGTCATTGTAACTGTAACATTTGTTAGGTCTTGTTTAGTGCTCCATTTATTCTCTGGCCATTGTTCTCCATCAGTCTTACCAGGTTCTCCAAGACCTACTGGTTGGTTTGAAAGAGTGTGAGTTGTTTTGAATTGTACATCGGCATCATCTCCTGCGTAAACTGGTTGCCACTTATTTGAATCATATGGATTCCTAACAATCTTAAAAGGAACTACCAAGGGCTTACTCCTTTTCTGTAGTAATCTCTGAACCATTGTTCATCTTTACTACTAATTCTTTCAGGACTTCCTACTTGGTCTACATAATAAAATCCTTCTTTGAGTGGTGCTTTCTTAGGAGACTTGTCTTTCTTTCTGTCATCTAATCCTTTCAATGCTTGAACACCTCCACGAGAAGGGTCTTCCTTAGGAATGAACTTGACAGGGATTCCTAATTTCCAAGAAACATATGTTGCGTCCACAACACCTGCGGCTTTTAATCTAAGTAATCGATTTACCTTTACATCTTCATCTTCCTTGCTGAACTCTCCGAACACTAACTTAACTGAACCTGGTGTTACTATCTTATCTATAATCAACATATTAATTTGTTGAGTAAGGACTTCTTGAATTGATTTGACTCGTCTATCAAAGATACCAATCTGTACTTTAGCAGTAGCTTCAGTAATATTTCTTCCTCTGCCTAATGCTACTTCTGGAACTTGTAGTCCTGCTATAACTTGATTCTCCATGTGAGATAAAAATTCTTCTACACCAATCTTAGAACCTAGAGGTCTCAGAACACCAGCATCAATATTGTGAGCTGTAATTAAATCCATCTCAGGATTCTGTTCACTTAGTTGAGATTCAAAAGAATCAATCTGTGCTTCAGTAGCTGGTTCCTCTGAATTACCTAACTTGTAATGTACTTGAGGTGCTGCGTATCTGTGAGAGATTAATCTTAAATCTGCTTCCATCTGAAGCTTAGTTGCTAATGCCGTCCTTACACATTCAATAGCGGACGTTCCTTCTGAAGCATCACCGACTACATTCATCTTGAAATGCGCCATCTCATCTGAAGTGAAATCAATAGCTTTGTTTGCTGATACAGTCTGACGGTATCCTACAACTTCTCCTGTGCCATCAGGAGATAAAGTCACACTCATGGTCTTCGGATGTAATATCTTTAACTCAACTAATCTTGAACCAGCTCTAACTGATTCAATGTAACCATTACCATAGATTAACATATTCCTTGCTAACCGTAAAGCAATCATATGAAAATCTTGGGCTTCTAAAAATTCTTGTACCTTCTGGATTTTTTTCTCATCTTCACCGAGCAATTCATAACCGACTCCAACAGCAAGGTCTGCTGTGTAATTGATTGCTGCCTGTACCAATGGAACTTCCTTATATATTCTTTCGTAAGTATCATAATTTTTTTTAAGATTATAATCTGAATTATATGAACTGAAAAATCCTCTTACTGTACTTACCTTTCCTTTACCTGACTCAGTCAGAAATAAAGTTCTGAAACTATTTCTGAAACGGTTACCTAATGAAGCCATTGAGCGTGATGATACTTTAATTCCGTTGATGTTATTAAAGGTTTCTCTTAAACCTTTGCTTTGGTTTTAATACTTTCCTAACAAAGAAAGATGCTCTTTTCTTTTTAAGATTGTAAGCTGCTAAAGCTAAACTATCTACATAGTCATCATGTAATCCTGACGGTGCGTGTAATAACATCTTTCCTGTTGGTGAAATCTTCTGGCTGAAAGAAATCAACTGAGACTTTAATTTATCGTTTGCAGGTAGCTCTATTGAATTAGTTTCCATCATTAATCTTAAGTTGGAAAATAAATCCACCTTACTATTAACTGTAAAGTTGAATCCTTTAATCCTCAAACCCATAGCCTTCAGTTGGTCTATCTGAGCAAGACCTGCTCCTGTGTCGGCAAGACACTTGCGGATATTGAACCTCTCTGCGTAAGTTACTATGTGTCCAATGATTTGGTCATAAGACATTTGCTTGTATTCTTTTATTAGAACAACTCGATGTGCGCTTAGTTTATTATGTTTAATGATAGTTACTACAGTAGATGAGTTCTGCTTACCCCAATCTATACCCATGTAGTATTCGTGCTCAGGTAGTCCGTACTCTGCTAAGTCGTAATTCTTCATGCTCGCCCTTACTAAATCCGTTGGGAAAAATAATACTCCGTCATCAACAAACTCAGCAAGATATTCAACTGAGAAACGTATTGGTCCCATTGCCTTCTTTTGATTCTCCAAGTCTTTTATATCAACGCCTGGAGCAATTGGTTTCCCATCAATCATGGCTGGGAAGTGAAATACTTTTGCTCGCTCATAATCTTGATTCCATTGTAGATACATCTCATAAAAGAATCCTGCCTTACCGTATGGTGTTGAGGTTAATATAATTCTTCCTCCCGTTCTGATAACCATTGGCATAATAACTTCGTAATACAAATCGTCTGAATGAATGTGAGTTGCTTCATCTATGAATACAACATCGGCAGTGTAACCTCTAATGGTTGCTTCACTTGGTGGGAGCGATATAATCATACTACCATTATCGAGATGAACTTCAGTCCTGCTGGCTCGCTTTACAGATTTAGTTAGAATTTCACTGCTCTCAATGTCTTGTCTTACTTTGTGAAGTAAGTGACTTGCCTGTCTCTGCGAAGCAGAGATGAATAAAATCTTTGAACGAGGTTTAGTATAAGCCAACCAGATTGAATACTTAACAACCATTTCAGACTTACCTACTTGACGACCTGCGTTAATAAGAACGAATCGTTTCTGACAATCAAAGAATTCTTTCTGATACCATGTTGGTTCAAAAGGTTCTGAAGGTTTGAGTGGATTCTTTAGGAATACATTACAGAACAAACTTGGGTCTTCCTTTGTCTGCTGTAAATTATTCTTTAATTCAGTTGGAAGTTGATTCAACTTCTTCTTCGTCGCTACTTGAAATGCCATATTTCTTTTTCTTTTTCTTGCTACGTTTAGCAGGAGTATCTAATTCTACTTGCTCGATTCCTGCGAACAATTCAGTTATACTTCCAGTATCATCAACACTAACAGTTCTTCTTACAAGTCGTTGTTGTCTTGACAAACCTAACTCTCTACCTAACGCCGCATACGCGTCCATAAACTTCTTAGTAACTGAGGATAATTTATTTGCTGCGTCTACGTCAGCAACATTAATTCTCATAAACCTTCGGCTCTTAATAAACACAGCCACCATTAACCACAAGTCCATCAAGTCTTTCTGAGACGTAATCTCAAACTCTCTCTTGATATTTGTGAACAATAACTCTGCCATTGCAGCCTCATCATTTGACAGGGTGTCTCTGAATATTCCATTATCTATATCCGCAATACGAGTCTTAGCATTTTCTTCTGCTACTAAAAATTCTTTAAGTAGCAATGCGCGCCTTCGAGTTTCTTCAGTATCAGGTAGTTCTGACAACTGCTTAGCTACTTCTTCATAGTCCATATATTTCCTGCTTCAGTAATATGATTTTACACATCACTTGATTACAATGTTTCTGTAAAGCCTTCGATTCAGAATCATCATCACATGCTTGTAATGTTTGCCAAGCTGTAGACCATTCAAGTTCTAAACCTTTAAGTTCACTCTTGGCTTGAATGCTCTGCTTCAGAGTCTGTAGTTCCTTCTTCGTTAGTTCCATCTTCGTCCAATGCTTCTTCAATACCAGCATCAAGTATCTTTTGCTTTAGCGATTCAAGTCGAGTAATCTCTTTCTTAATATTCTCTATGTTGGTTTCCGCTCCACTCATTTGATTGTTGAGATTTTCAATTCCAACATCAATATTTTTCATTTGTGTCTGTGCTTCTTCCACAGTCATTTCATCTACTTTATGCGTTGTGAATAATAGCTTTCCATTTTCCACTACTGCTTTTGTTTCAGTATTCGTTTCCATATTTGGGAAAGGTAAACCTTATATAAAAGAGTTACCATTTGTATCTTGTGGGGACCAATCATAGAGACGTCGTTTTGTACACCTCGTCCCTACTATTGCGAGATGGTAAGAACAAAAGGGTATAAGTTTAAGAAGTGTCCTCGTTGCGAGAGAAATTTTAGAGCACCTTCAAAGGCAACCAACTACTGTATCAAATGTTCTAAGACTGGGTCTGGTAATTATAAACAAACACCTGCGAAACGAAGTGAGCGCTTCAAAAATTTTATGAATTCAGTAAGGCACCTACGGAGGTTAGATAATGAGTTGGCAAAAAAGAAAGGGGAATAGATTTGAAAACCTAATCGTTTCGATAGCTAATAAGTGTGGCTTCAAGGCTAAGAGAGCTTGGGGTTCAGACGGTCGCTCATTGGGAGAGCATTCTGAAGTTGATGTTATAATCTATCCGAACGGCGAACGCAGTGAGCCGTGGAAGATACAAGCCAAGTGTCGTAAGTCTATAGCAGGGTATTTAAAACCTAATGAGAATGTAGACTGGCAAGTCGTCAAGGAAGACCGAGGAAAGACTTACGCGGTGATTGAGCTTGAGGAATTATTGAGACTATTAAAGCGGTAGATGATAAAGCATTTATAGATGTATCTCTACTAAGAGTTATGAAAGTAATGATGTTAGAAATTGACGAAGGGATAATGGACTTGTTAAACAAGACATGCCCTACAACTTACACTATAGATGATTGGACTAAAGAACTAATGATAATGAAGTTACTTGAAATTGTAGTCGTTGAAGATAAGAATTAATTTTAAAATAAAGGGGGCTGGTGATATGAACAGTTACGAGAAACAACTAATAAATAGATTGCCCCCTCTTGTATTAATAACGCAGAAGTTATTATTAAACCTTTTCTTTTTAAAAAATAAAATCTAAAATCTTGGATAAAATAAATAAAACTACAACAACAACTGTAAGGTCGAAAACTAACCCACCTATCATTACACCGTATTGGTAAGGTACTGAAGCTTTAAGCATACGCTCTTCCGATTCTTCCTTCGCTAATATAATTTTTTCTTTCACTAATTCAATTTTTTTCATGGTGTAATAAACTCTCCTTTGCGCCAGGCATGACAACAGTTACAACCGCAACCATGACACCCACAACGTCCGAAGCAGATACATTCTCGTCTGGCTCTGGAGGTACATGCTCCTTGACACTTCATAGTATAGCTATCCTTCGTTTATTAAATAGTTATTTGTTTTTGAGAAGAAAAAATTGTGAGATTTTTTCTGTCGGTTTTTAGAACGACCTTTATATTTTATGGGTTATTGTGGAAGGAAATTCTCTCTTTTGAATTTATTTGGAAATATATTCCAATGAACATAAAAAAACGGTAGCAAGTATTATATAGTATTAGCTCTTTATATATCCATGGATATAAAGAAAAGAAAGACAGAAGTTTGCTTTCATCTTAGAGATAAATATACATATTATCAAAAACTTCTAAGAAAAGATGAGGCTAAAAGAAATAAGTCTTTTAAGAAATTTGAAACAGCTAAACCTTTTGATTTACCAAAGGATAATACTGTTTTGAAAAGTTGCACGGCTTTAAGTGTTGAAACTCTTAAAGCTCGCAGAGATTACTTTAAGTATCTCAACACATCAATTAAAAGAGCAGGTGTCAAACCTGCTCAATCTTTTTTATGCTCAACATTTCAAAGGCTGAAATTTGAGGAGGTGGTTAATAGCAAATAGATAACAAAGGTTAATCACTAAGGCATATTTCATATAGGGATAAGCTCTGTTTGTTGCTTGCTAAGTTTATGTTGTTGAGCAATAAACTAGGTCTATCTTGGTAAAACTTTACTATATTGAAATGATATTTATATATTAAGCCGTGAGAAATTTCAGGGACTTG